CAGAAGAGACTCCATTTATGAGCAATGTTGGTCGTGAGAACGTCACCAACACTTTTTATGAGTGGCAAACAGATGATTTGGCAAGTGCTGTAACAACAAATGCACAGATCGAGGGCGATGACATCACTTCTTTCACAGCAGTTACACCTACAGTTCGTTTGGGCAACTACACCCAGATTAGCCGTAAGGATGTAATCATTGCTGGCACTTTGGAAGCTGTTGACAAAGCAGGCAGACGCTCTGAGTTGAGCTACCAAATGGCTAAAAAATCTGCGGAAATTAAGCGTGACATGGAGGCCACAATGTTGGCAAACCAAGCCGCTGCCGCTGGTTCTACATCTGCCGCTCGTAAGACTGGCGCTTTGTTGGCCTTCTTGAAGACCAATACAAACGAAGGTTCTGGTGGTGGTGATCCTTCATACACAACCATTCCTGATGCAGCTCGTACTGATGCTACAACCACTAACTTGCGTTCATTCAGCGAGACATTGCTGAAAGACGTAATTCAGAAGGTGTGGACAGAAGGTGGCTCACCATCTATCGTTATGGCTGGTCCTGTTAACAAGCAGAACTTGTCTAAGATGGCTGGTATTGCTGGTCAGCGTTTCAACGTGACTGGTCCTAAGCCTTCCACCATCATCGGGGCCGCAGATATTTATGTTTCCGACTTCGGTAACGTGAGTATTGTTGCCAACAGGTTCCAACGTGAGCGTGATGTTTTCGTGCTTGATCCTGAGTACGCAAGCGTTGCTTTCCTGCGTCCCTTCCAGACAGTTGAACTGGCTAAGACTGGTGATGCTGAGAAGCGTATGCTCTTGTGCGAGTGGGGCTTGAAGATCAAGAACGAGAAGGCTCATGGCGCTGTCTATGACTTGAACTCAACAATTCAGAGCTAATCTGAAATACAAGGGGTGGGCTAATAACCCACCCTTTTTTTTATGACTACAAAAATCTTTGACATAAACTCAGAAATGGGAACCAAAAAGCTTTGGCATTACGATGCTGAAAAAGATGAGGCAACCATTGAAACAATTATTGATGCTACACAAGTAGTAGAAGCCAACAAAGAGAGATTTAATTCTTTTGATGAACGGGCTAATTGGAATGGAGATATGCACCATGTGGCATCTATCCCAATGGCTTTGTATTATCAAATGAAAGCCGAAGGCAAACTTGATGACCAAGCTTATATGAAGCGTTGGCTCAATTCGCCAGAGAATAGATTTTTCAGGACAAGACCAGGGAAAGTATGATGGGAAGACCTGTAGTTTCTTTGGAAGACAAGATTACAAAATATTCATCACCAGAGGCGCTAACTGGTTGTGTTTTGTGGTTTGGACCAACATCACAAGGGTATCCTAGAATTTCTTTGCAAAACAAGGAATACAGGGTAAGCCGCTATTTGTACAAAAAAACGTATGGCGATTTTGATAAACACTTAAATGTTTGTCATACTTGCGACAATCCTTTGTGCATCAATCCAGACCATTTGTTTCTTGGAACACATACTGAAAATCAACAGGATAAGTTTAATAAAAATAGACAAGCAAAAGGCGTTACGCATGGTTGCTCAAAACTTACTAATGAGCAAGCAACGATAGCAAAATTTACATCAATCAAGCCAACTGTTTTGGCAAAAGAGTTTAATTGTTCAGCAACTATAATTAGGCAAATTCGTCAAGGCAAGTACTGGAAACATTTGGAGAAGTTTAATGGATAGTAAGACCATTGGAATTTTGGTTCCAACACGGGATTTTGTTAACTCTGGATTTGCTTTTGATTTAGCCAGATTGGTTGGATTTACAGTAGGTACATCTCACCACAAAGTAGTGATCTACACTAGCTCTGGCACATTATTGTCAGCACAGCGTCAGGACCTTGCTAGGGACGCTATTGCCGCTGAATGCACACATACGCTATGGTTAGATAGCGACATGAGATTCCCAAAAGATACTATCTTGCGTCTTTTGAAACATGACACTGGAATTGTCTGTGGAAACTATGCCAAGCGTAGATTTCCTACTGAGCCAATTGCGGTGAAAAAAAATACCCCAGATATGGATGCAACATTTGTCAATCGGGTATATACTGAAGATAATTCAACAGGGCTTGTTGAAGTAGACTACTGCGGAATGGGTGTAATGCTCGTTAAATCCGAAGTCTATCAATCTATGGAATATCCTTGGTTTGCTATCCCTTGGGTTCCCGCTGCGGAAGACTACATTGGTGAAGATGTCTGGTTTTGCCGTAGAGCCGCCCAAAATGGGCACAAAACATATGTGGATCAAGATCTATCAAAGCAGATCTTCCATATCGGGACGTTTGAATACAAACATGAGCATACACTAGCGTGTAGGGATGTAGAAAATGGCACTTGACACTTTTGCAGGGCTAAAGACAACGATAGCAGATTATCTGAACAGGGATGATCTGACTTCTATTGTTCCTAGTTTTATTACTCTTGCAGAGGCTAAATTTAATCGTAAGTTGCGTACCCGCCAAATGATTAAAAGGGCTACTGCAAGCATTGATACGCAATATTTTGCATATCCTGCAGATTGGTTACAGGCCAAAGAATTCCAACTAAATACAAATCCCATTGTCAGACTTGAGTTTGTAACTGAAGCTTATGGTGATAATTTAAAAGCAAATAACTATGTTGCCTCTGGAAAACCAGCATATTACACAATAACTGGTACTCAGATAGAAGTAATCCCAACACCAGATGGAACATACACTGGTGAACTGACATATTATGCTAAGATTGCTGCGCTAAGTGATTCAAACACAAGCAACTGGCTATTGGCATACGCCCCAGACTTGTACTTGTATGGTGCTTTGATAGAAGCAACTCCATACTTAAAAGACGATGAGCGTCTGGGTACATGGAGTCAACTATACGCAAACACATTAAGCGACATTGAGATTGCAGATCAAAGGGCATCTGTTTCCTCAACTCCTCTTGTTCGAGCCCGTTCTTTGGGATAAAAAATGTCATCTTTTAGCGATTACACCGAAAATCTAGTACTTACCTGGTTGTTTACAGGTAGTTCAGCAACTCGCCCAACTGCTTGGTATGTTGGTTTGTTTACTGCCGCACCTAGTGATACAGGTGGTGGTACTGAAGTTTCTGGTAATGCTTACGCTAGGGTAGCGACAGGAACTATCTCAGGTTCTGGTACAGCCACTACTTTTAGTAACGCTGCCGCAATTGAGTTTGCTGCCGCTTCTGGTGGCAATTGGGGAACAATTGGTTGGGCAGGTATCTTTGATGCCAGTACTGGTGGAAACCTGCTTGCTTGGGCTCCTTTGACCACATCACGAGTAATTAACGATGGCGATGTGTTCCGCATTCCCGCAACTAGCCTGACTATCACTTTGACATAACATGGCTGCCTATGGTTCTGGCTATTATGGTGGAGGCAATTACTCCTATGGCGTAAGCCTTGGAGCCGCATCCATCAGTGATACCAGTACCATGACACTGGCGGCAAGACGCATCTGTATAGGTGCGTTTTCTGTTTCTGATACATCAACAGTAGCAATAACTGCGAATACTGTAAAGACTGCTAGTTTTGCAATTAGCTCTTCTAGTTCTGTAAGTGTATCTGCAAGACGGGTGGCTATTGGGGCTGAAGCTATATCTAGCTCTAGCTCCATGTCTGCTTCTGCAATTAGAGTTGGAATTGGTGCGGCAAGTATTTCTAGCGCAAGCAGTATGTCTGTTGCGGCTAGACGTGTTGCCATTGGAGCATTAGCGGCAAACGATGCCAGTACATTGGTAGTCAACGGGGTCAGAGTTGCATTTGCGGCAATGACTGTTGCTGATGCTTCAACAATGGTTGTTGGCTCTCAGGTAGTAGCTAACGCTCAGTTCCCGATAGTTGCTTCTAGCAGTCTGCTTATTAATGGACAAAGAAGACAGAGTGCTTCTTTAAGTATTTCTTGCATTTCAAGCATGAGTGTTTCTGGTAACTTAAAATGGTTGCCAGAGAATGATGTATCTGAGAGTTGGACTGCAATTAGCGATATAGACGAGACTTGGACTCCGATTACAGATGGATCTGAAACATGGACTGCAATTGATGATTCAAGTAAATCTTGGACTGCAGTGGCAGATAATAGCGAAACTTGGCAAATAGCCGCATAGAGGTGAAAAAATGGCAGATTCCACAACGACCAACCTAGGACTTACCAAACCAGAAGTTGGTGCTTCTACCGACACATGGGGTACTAAGATTAATACTGACTTAGATTCCTTAGATGCAATTTTTAAAGGTGATGGCACTGGTACTAGCGTTGGCCTAAGCGTTGGCGCTGGTAAGACTTTGAGTGTTGCGGGTACTTTAAGTGTTACTGGCTCTGCAACTGTTGAATTTGCAGATGGCTCTGCATCAACACCATCTATCACAAATGATGGCGACACAAACACAGGTATTTTCTTCCCTGCGGCTGACACTATTGCTTTTGCTGAAGGTGGTGTAGAGGCCATGAGGCTGGATGCTTCGGGCAACATGGGTTTGGGAGTTACTCCTACCAACAACACTCTTGGTAAAACATTGCAAAATGGCCAAGCTGGTGCGTGGACTGCTGAAACTGGCACTAACAGATGGTGGCTAGGTTCAAACTGGTATTTCAACTCTAGCGATAAATACATTAATAATGGTCATGCCACTTTGTACTCACAGCAAAATGGTACACACACTTTTTTCACATCCGCATCAGGAACAGCAGGGAACGCCATTACCTTTACTCAGGCAATGTCATTGACAGCAGATGGGAATTTGTTGGTTGGCACTACAAGTGGCTCAAACAGACTTGTTGTTGCTGGAAACATTGAGCAAACATCAACAGCAAATACTATATTTACAAACAATATTTCTGTTGTTTCTTCCTCTGCTGATTTGTCGATTAACTCATCTAGTGCAAATATTCTGTTTAAAACAAGTAGCGCAGAGCGTGCCCGTATAGACTCAAGCGGTAACTTGCTGGTGGGGAAAACGAGTGCGACTAGTGGATCAAGATTTTCCATTCAAGGAGTTGGTTCAACTGGTGCTACATATAATATTTATACAACAAATAGTTCATCCGCAGTTATCTTTGCCACAGAAGATGGTGGGCAATTTTACACAGGAACTTTAGCTGGCTCACCATATAACAATACGACTGGTAGTGCGGCAAATATGGTTGTCACATCTGGTGGTGTGTTACAGCGTTCAACATCATCTTTAAAATATAAAAAGAATGTACAAGATGCAACACATGGTCTTGCTGATGTATTGAAACTTCGTGCCGTCACATACGAAGGTAAGTCAACATCAGATGCTGGCAAAACATTTGGTGGCTTGATTGCCGAGGAAGTGCATGATGCTGGCCTAACCGAGTTTGTTCAGTATGCAGAAGATGGAACACCAGATGCTTTGGCATACGGCAATATGGTGTCTTTGTGCATCAAAGCCATTCAAGAACAACAAGCAATCATTGAATCACTCAAGGCACGTTTGGATGCCGCTAATCTTTAAAAGGAAAACATCATGTCTATTACATACACTTGGAAAGCCCCAACACTTGAGAGCGTAGTCGCTACAGGCTATGTCGACTGCGTTCACTGGACTTGCACAGCAGTAGAAGGAGAACACTCTGCCTCTGCCTATGCAACAGTCTCATGGGCTGAAGGCACTCCTGCCGTACCTTATGCAAATCTCACAGAAGCCACAGTCCTTAATTGGGTGTGGGAATCTGTTGACAAGGAAGCTACAGAGGCTTCTTTGGCGGCTCAGATTGAGTTGAAGAAGAACCCTGTAAAAGCGTCTGGAACTCCATGGGGTCAAGCATGAAATTAGAGTTGGAAACAAACGAAGTCCAATTCATCTTGAATGTATTGGGTGAGATGCCAGCTAAGTCTGGTGTATGGCCTCTGATTGTCAAGATCAAAGAACAGGCTGACGCACAACTTCCTAAAGAGCCATCGGAGTGAATAATGCAAGAAGTTACCCATGCACAAATCTACGAAAGACTGGTTGCAGTTGAAGCCAAAGTAGATACCATTGATAAGAACACCAGTGATCTAGTAGGCGCTATTGAAGCGGCTAAAGGTGCTGTCAAGGTTCTAAATTGGATAGCTTCTATTGCTCAACCTGTTTTGTGGGTTGGTGGTTTGATCTTGGCAGCAGGTGCTGTTTGGCAAACTTGGATTAAAAAGTAATGTCTAGTCAGAAGCAACTAGATGTACCACCAGTTCCTAATTTGGGGACTTCTGGTGTTTCTTACTCTCAAGAAGTACAGAACCAGAATAATGGCACATTGAGGTTGTTTTTCATTAAACTACTTAACGCTGTTCAAGCCTTAACTGCTAGAGTTGGTGGCAAGTACATCAACTTTCCTTATGGTGCGTTCCAAGACTCTACAGACCAAACTGCCGCTAGTACAACTGTTGCCTATGCGATTACATTTAACACAACAGATTTCTCTAATGGTGTAACTTTATCTAACTCCTCAAGATTAAACGTAAGCAATCCAGGTCTTTACAATTTACAGTTTTCGATTCAGTTTAAAAACACCACAAATGATGGTCAGGATGTGGATGTTTGGTTTCGCAAGAATGGGACAAACATTGACAACTCAAACAGCAGATTTCACCCTCCTGCAAGGAAAAGTTCAGGTGATCCTAGTCATATCATTGCTGCATTGAATTTCTTTGTTGACATGGCGGCTAATGATTACATTGAGATTATGTGGAGAACTGAAAATACTAGTGTAAGTATTGAAGCTTTTGGGACTAGCACTAGCCCAACGAGACCCGCAGTTCCTAGCGTTATTGCTACAATGAGCTTTGTTTCCAACCTACCTGATTGACAAAGTATGGCCTATATTCCGCTCCAAATTCCTCCAGGTGTATTCAAGAATGGTACAGAGTATCAGGCTAAAGGACGTTGGAATAGTTCTAACCTAGTTCGTTGGTTTGAAGGCACTATTCGCCCTGTTGGTGGATGGAGAAAGCGCACTACCACTCAACTTACTGGTAAAGCTAGAGGTCTTCTTAACTGGCGTGACAACTCTAATAACCGAAGAATCGCCATTGGCACACACTCAAAGTTTTATGTTCTGAGTGAAAGTAATACTTTAACAGACATTACTCCTACAGGATTTACTGTTGGTGATGCAGATGCTGTTCAAAAGATTGGTTATGGCTATGGCACTTATGGAAGTTTTGCCTATGGTGTTGCTAGACCTGACTTAGGATCAGTCACTCCCGCTACTACATGGTCTATGGATACATGGGGTGAGTATTTAGTTGCTTGCTCATCCAAGGATGGAAAGCTCCTTGAATGGCAGTTAGATACTGGTGCAGATGCTGCCGCCATCACAAATGCTCCAACTGGTTGCACTGGTTTAATTGTAACTCAAGAGCGTTTCTTATTTGCTCTGGGTGCGGGTGGTAATCCTCGTAAAGTACAGTGGTGTGACCAAGAAAACAATACTGTATGGACTCCTTTGGCTACCAACCAAGCGGGTGATTTTGAGCTAACAACCATTGGCTCTTTGCAGTGTTCTAAACGGATTCGTGGCACTACCATCTTGTTTACAGATGTGGATGTCCATACTGCCACTTACATTGGCCCACCCTTTATTTACAGTTTTGAGCGTGTTGGTACAGGTTGTGGAGTTATTTCTAAGCAAGCAGTAGCCGCTACTGACAATGCTTGTATTTGGATGTCTGGATCAGGATTCTGGATATACGATGGCTTTGTTAAACCTTTGCCATCAGATGTCTCTGACTTTGTTTTTAGCAACCTGAATACTACCCAAGCCTCAAAGATTTATTGTGTCCATAACTCAGCATTTGGTGAGATTTGGTGGTATTACCCAAGTGTGTCTACCAACGAGGTAGATTCCTATGTGACCTATAACTATCGTGAGAATCACTGGGCTATTGGTACTTTGGATCGTACTTGCGGTACAGACAGAGGTATTTTCAGCAACCCTATTCTGGTTTCATCAGATGGCTATGTCTACGAGCATGAGGTTGGTAACAACTATGACTCCCAGACACTATTTGCTGAGTCAGGACCAATTGAATTAGGTAATGGCGACAGGGTAATGAGTCTTACAGGATTAGTTCCTGATGAGAAGACTGCAGGTGATGTCAGGGCTAGTTTTAGTACTAAATTCTACCCAAATACCACTAAATATACACATGGTCCATATACTTTGTCTTCTCCTACATCAGTTCGTTTAACTGGTAGACAGATTGCAGTAAAGATTGAAGCTGTTGCTTTAACTGATTGGCGAGTTGGTGTTATCAGATTTGATGGGAAACCTGGCAGTTTGAGATGATTGACTACGAGAAATATAAAGTAGATGGTGAACTACCACTATGGGCTGTATATTTTAAAAAAGTAGAGAAAATTTTAGAACCTGCTTTAGAATACGATAATACGCATAATATGCAAGATGTAGCCGACTGTATTGACAGTAGTACGATGCAATTATGGACAAGTGATAACAGCGCAGTAGTCACTCAAGTGCAGATATTCCCAAGAATGAGGGTATTGCACATATTTTTAGCGGCAGGTGATCTAGCAGATCTAGAAACCATCACCCCCCGTATTCAGAAGTTCGCTGAAGACATGGGATGCCAAAAAATCACCCTGACAGGACGTAGGGGTTGGTCAAGAACTTTTGTATCTAAATTTAACATGAAGCCAACACATTATTGGCTTTCTACGGAGGTGTAATTATGTCTGGTGGTTCTAGTCAACAAACAGCGCAGCTTGATCCTGCATTGCGTGATGCTTACTTGCAAAATGTGCAAACATCCAGAGATGTTGCAGGAGAATTAGCTCCTCGCCAGTTTGCGGGATACAACCCAGATCAAGCACGTGCAGCTCAGTTAACCAGAGACTTTGCTAATCCAAACAATGCCATATTCCAAGGTATTGGTGCTTCTTTTGATGTTGCCAACAGAGCGGCAAACTATCAGCCTCAGAATGTCCAAGCACAGCAATTTGGTGGCGCTCAAGTAGCTCCATCTGCTATGGCGGCTCAGACAGGCTATAACCCTGCTACGGCTCAATCAGCTTCTGCTGGACCTGCTACACAAGCACAAGCCACTGGTTATCAGTCTCTTGGTTTTACTGGTCAACAGGCAGGTCCTGCCGCTACTGCTAGGGGTCAAGGTTATACCTCATTAGGATTTACTGGTCAACAAGCAGGTCCTTCAGCACAGGCTCTTGCCGCTCAAATGAATAG